GCATTTAGGCATTGTCTAATGACAATGAATACTAAGGATGTTAAAGTAACTGTAGGTCCTGTTGTTAACCTAGGTAATTTAGCAGTTAAAAGAGTCAAGCGTAAGAGCGTACAACTAGTACGCAAACCCAAGTAAACTATTTGTACCTTTTGGGGCTTAATTTAGCTCTATAGTGTTGTGCTTTAAACATGGCGTTGTGAATGAACTGCGTAACTTTGTTATGCATACTTCTGTGGTCGCCAACTTTAATATCCATTTGAAAGTCTTCACGTTTGAACGGAATGATCTGTACAATAGGCATACCAATTGGTAATAGCACTTCCTCATCGATAGGAGCAGTAAACCAAGTATTAACGTGTAGCTCATGATAGATATCTGTATCAATAACACCATTCAACACTTCTAAGTTACCATGTTTGTTGTAGTGTGGCGCACACACATAACAACTATACCCTGGAGGAGTTTTTACGCTCCATGGATTAATTAGTTTAAATGTTCCTTCAAATGTATCAGGTGGAAAAGGATAAGCGTCCATCTGTTCATGTGGATGTGTTGCCGCACCAAACATATTGCTTTGAGGTCCTGCAGGCATACGCCATACAATACCTTGCGGACAATGTTCATTTTTCTCAACACGTTTAACTTTGTAGTCACTCCACAATGGAATAACATATCCCATGTTTAATACATCAAGTACTGCTGGACAACTCTTAACTGTTTGATATCCATCTTGGTGACTACCATCAGGCGCCATGCCGTTCTTTTCAGAACCTAGTTCCATGTTCTTTGCACCACTTTGTTTCTTAAACCATTCAGGCCAAAATTTAGTTGCTGGTACAGGAGGCATTGCTTCTTTTAGTTCTTCCCAATTGGTGAAGAAAGTTACATCAATAGTCATCGTTATCCTTTTTTAATTGTTCGCACAATAAGTTCATGTGAACAACAATAGCATGTGCGTATGCTACTGCGTGGGCTTTCTTAAAGTAGTAAGCACCGTCAGTCGGTTTTATCCAAACTTGTTCGTGTATTTCTTTCCAAGTCTTGTTTGCTAGATGTCTCTTTGCTGGTCGTATTATCGCTACTGTCGCCGCTAACTCTAATACCGAGCTGGGCTTCAAGACTTTTAATAGTTCGCTGTGCCCGTTTAGATGAAAGACTTTTTCGCTGAAGTCTTCGTGTTCCAGAAGTTGCCATAAGGGTTCCTTTTCCATTAGTGCGTTTAGGTGTGCTTCATTCTCTACCTCAGTGTAAATAGAAACATTGAGGAAGTCTAGTTTAAAGTATCCTCGGTCCTCTGCTGTGTCATGATCTATTGTACTCAATAAATCAATAGGGTTATGTGGAATCTCTGTTGCGTAGATTCCCGTATTATGTTTTTTACCTGTGCCTAACTTTGCAACTCGATGCTTTAGCTTCTCAAGTATCTTTGTTCTATCTGCAAAGTCAATGTCAATATCTGGCATTACAGTCCTGCCTTCTTTACTATTTCTTTTACTAATTCTATATCCGAGCCACTACGTTTGAATCGTGTACTCCAATGGCCCGGGTCCATTATCGCATACACAATCTGTAGTTGCTCGTCATTAAACTTGCTCATCATTTCTTTACCTGACTTGCAGTTTAATATTAACCACGGGCTTACTTTACCGTCAACTATATCTTGACATACTCTGTTAAGACTTGCATAGTTAAAGTAGTCTTGCCACCTAGCTTCTTTCTCATCTCCCCATTCCATCATATTCTTTACACTACGTTCAAGAGCAGTTTCAACACCTTCCTTACGAATAAGGTCAAGTGCATACTTCTCATATAATTCTTCTCTACACCAATGGTCTAGTTTAACTCCGCTTGTAACTACATAGTCAATATACTTCTCTGGGTACAAAGGTCTTACATTACTAACAAAGCTACCAAACTTAACAAATGCATTGTAGTAAGGACTATTACAAAACTGTTCATAAGTCTTAACACCATCAAAGCGTTGACATAGTTTATAAAATCTGTTAAACGTTAAGTATCCTAATTGTACACGCTTTTCATCTTTTTGTAAAGCTCTACGTTTCTTTTCGCACATATGTACCATAAGAGTTTTTTCTCTTGTGTACGAAACATTACAGTATGGACATACAAATCCTTCTTTAGACTTTGACATCTTTTTTATCCATCCCGTGTTGTTCGGCGAGTTCTTTAAGTTCTTTTGTTGTAGATATTCTAGCAAGTAATTCTACCTCATCTAATTTCATTTCAGGAAACATGTCTTTAAGAAACTTGACTGCCTTGTTATCAGAGCCTTTTTGTTTCATACCTAACCATTGATGGTGTCTGCTTTTACGTGTTGCGTTATGTGTTGCACACAACAGTTGCCATTGTAGTTGCGGATGTCTTGTTCCTAGCACATTCCAATTCTTATTGTAATATTCATTTGTGGCAATAACTGCCCATTCCTTTGCGTCTTGCGATCCGCCTACACTACTTGCATAACGGTTAAGCAACCAAAAGTTTAATTCTTTACGTTCATCTTCCGACCATTCTTTATACGCACCTTTGGCATCCATATCCAAGGCCATAAAGATCTCATTCAGCGGTAGTTTTCTTTTATGTTTCATTACGTATAGTATACCATATTACGAGTGCTTTGTCAAGTTGTTTTTTGAGCGTATAGTTTGTTTTGGCACAATCAACCATTTCTAAATATTCTTCAAAGTCTAATCGACCTTCAAGTTTTTTAATTGCGTCTGCGTCACCACCAATTACCCAACGAGGTATTTTATTGTGTGGAGGGTCACGATAACGAGCGAACACAATACCATCGGCTCGCTCGTATATCAGTGGCTCGTTTGGAAGTAAACTTCCCACGATTTATTTTTTCTTTGCTGGCTTTTTAGTCGCTGGCTTTTTAGCTTTAGCCGGAGCCTTCTTTTTTGTTGTTGCTGGTTTTGCTTTTGGAGCCTTCTTAGTCTTAGGCTTTACTGTACCTTTTCCACCAACTGTTTTTTTAACTGCTTTTTCGGCTTTTTGTTCTGCCGCTATAATCTCACCAACCTCACTAGGGCTAGGCATAATTGATCTAGTTATTTTATTTGTTGTCTTTTTAATCGAGTCCCACATTCCCATTTCTTATCTCCTTAATTATAATAGACCGAACCTCAGCCCGGTCTATTATTTATTTGTGTTTTTAGCCTTGTTCTGTATCGGCTAGTCTTGTTTTCAAGTATCTTAGTAATACTCCGTATGCTGGTAGGAATACAATTAAACCTACTGCAATTTTAATTACGACTTGTGAACCGGCAATCTCTACCCAGTTCGCCGCCATATATTCGTCTGCACTATTGTTGAACGCTACTGCAAAGAATGTATATGTGTCGATGATGTTTGCAACGACTGTTGATAGTGCTGGAGCAATCCACCACTGTTTTGACCATTGCTCTCTAAAGTATTGGAACACGTACACGTCTAAGAATGTACCTACGGCATATGCAGTTGCACTTGCAAAACCAATACGCATTGCTACGCTTTCTGGTGCACCTTCTGCTAATACTACGCAGATTGATCCAATAATTGCAAATGGATATGCCGCCGCAATAGTTGCTCTTGCAATTCCTTTGCCTAGCATTCTAACAGTCAAGTCAGTTGCTAATACCACAAGCGGGAATGTAAATGCCGCCCATGTTAGTTTAATGCCTGCGATCTCTACTGGAATAGAAACCAAAGCATTTGAAATTGTAATGACAACAACATGCAATAATGCAAGTTTCATCATCATCATCTTATCAATGTTTTTGAACATAATTATTTCCTTTTTCTTTGTTCTGTTACGCTCGAGCCGCTTGTTCGACGAACAATATCGTCATGATTAAATTCTGCCCAGTACAATTCAAAAGCGACTCCATCTTCTAAACCTTCGAACTGGTGAATCTTGCCAGGCTTAACTTGCGTAAAGTCTCCAGCTTCAAGAATAGTTTCATCAACTAGTCCTTGATCATCTTGCCAAACACGGACAATCATTTTGCCCGATTCAACAAAGAATCCGTTCCATTTGTATTCGTGTGCATGTTCACTGCATTTGAATCCTGCTTTATATTCAATGCGATGAAACTCTAGCACACCGTTTGCGTGGATCAATTCTGTTTGACCCCAAATTTTTCCTGCTTTCATAATCATCTCCTAATCAACGAACTTAAATAATTTCTCTTGTACGTGTCCGTCTATATTAACGTAACGTCTAATAGTATTTGGATTGTCGCGAGGTTCAACTCCGTGTAAACTATCTACTGTGTTTAAAAACATAACCATAGTGTTTGCTTTATACGGAACACGTTCTACAACTTCAATATCTTCTGCAACTGCTTCACGTCCTGTTACTCTGCGCCATTGCTTACCTGCTGTGTTTCTATAAACATTCAGACCACCATCAGTACCTGTGTCCTCTGGCTTCTTCATATAAAATAAACCTGCAAACAATTCTTTTGATTGATCAACATGCGGAGTTCTAATTTGTATATTGTCTATTGCATTTAATACAAACTGCATCTCCATTCTAATTGATCCGCTCTTAGGAGCTCTACGTGGAGCAACATCACTACGCATATACTTGGTATATAACCCTTCTGGACAAAACGATCCTGGTGGGTAATGTTGTTCAAGTCCTGTGCGAAATGCTCTTATTACTTCGTTTTTAAATTCTCTACTAGTTGCGTATGCGGCAAACTCTTGCCATGCTTGACTTACTGTTGCGTAAGTATCAAAGTCATGATCAATGTAACGTGCAGTACCAAAGCCATGTGTTTCGCCTTTGGTCATGTACTGTTCTGGGTATTCTGCTTCTAGCTTATTATACAAGTCCCATGGTAGGACTTCGTCAATAACTATGTATGGAAACGGGCTCAACCTTAAGTCTTCTGGTTTAAAGTTTTGGAGGACACTATACTGGTTCATTTATAACGGTTCGCAATCTCATCGCTTGAAATATTATCACCTGCATATAAATGTTGTTGTGGCATTTCAAATTCAGCATCAGTCTTACGCTTCATAATAGCAACAACCATAGGATCTCTTTCCCACTTGTCTAATCCAAACTTGCCTCTGTAACCTTTGTCACGTGATAACTTCTGTCCTAGCTTTTCAATGTGAGCACCATCACTAGTGCCAATCCATACACCATGCATCTCATAATCGTTTTGATGTGCTAGACAGAAAAATAAGTTAGGATGAAAGCTATAAAAGCCGTGATCAACCCAACGATAAAAAGGAAGTACATGGATCATATATCCACCTACTTTAGTCATGTCGTGTATGTTTTTAAATACTGTGTACTGATTGAATACGTGTTCACCTGTACCGTTGTTAGTTACTAGATCAAACTGATCAGTAAAGTTATATGCTTGTTTGCAATCTAAATTAAGATCCATTGCAATAGCATCTTTCTCTGTGTTAACATCGATAGCAAGATACCTTCCAAAGCCTAAGGCTTGAAAGTATTCTTTAGTAGTGTTAGCATGTGTATGAATACCACGTGCATTAAAAATTTTAGCACGTGATTTGTTATTCTTTAAACGCTGGTTGCCCATCTCACATACAGTAGGAGTCTTGTTTGCTTTGATATCATCGTATACTGAATCAATAGCTTCTGTAATTAAATTAGTAAAGCTCATACTATTTCTCCAAGACTACAATATACTTGTTGTTCTCGTGTACACCGCCACGCTTATCTGTTCTTGTTTTTTCAAAGAACTCATGATGTACAATCTTTACACCTGGCATACATCTTTCAATCTTCTCTTTCCACCAACCTGGATTTTCTACAATCAAATGTGCATTACGTCCGTCTGGTAAAAACTTTTTAGCTGGGCTAGTAGCAATAATAAGGAATGCATTTTTTTGAAACAGTTCGTGAATATCTCGTAACACATCTTCTAAAAAGAAAGGTTCAATGTGTTCTAGTACGTCTGTGCTAATAAGCATATCAGCAGGCTTTTTGTTATCAGGAATATTAAAGTCTGGCATTCCTGGATCCCAACCAATTGAACTAATTTCTGGATAAGCTTCTTTGAGTGCTAATACAACTCCGCCTTTACCACAACCGTAATCTAAAATAGACTCTGGTTTAAATTGTTTGATCCATTTTTCGATTGCTTTTAATCCTTTAGCGTCACCGAAAGATGCCTTCTCGTCATGTAACTGTGCTAACTGACGAGCGTATTCTTCACTAATTGTTTTCATCTAATTTCCTTTGCTTACCAACATTGCGTATCGATTTCATGTAACTCCCTACGGAGGAGATATTAACTGTATTTAAATTCTGCATAGTTTGGGCGTCTGTTAAGTGGACGTTAAGTTTTATAGGCTTATCACTCATTGGTACTAGTTGTAACCAAGGTTCGCCAACTTCAATTTTAAGCTCACTACCATGCGGAACCATAATGTTATTTAATATACTATGTTGATGTTTATACTCTGTGATGCCTGGTACACCCCAGTATGCTAGTGGATTCTTTGTGTGCCAATCAGGTTTAATCCAAACCCATTTTACACCTGTAGTTTCTTTCATGAACCATGGTGAGCCTAATTTGATGTGTGCAAGTCCAGGCTTGTGAAAATCAAAGTCACGTTCATCATGTGGCAATGCAGGGATAAAGTCAGGAAAGACTCTTACTTCTTTCTGTCCGTCAATACCCACACGCATATGTAGTTCACACCAACTAGGGAAAATAATTCCTGCCTTTAATATATCATTAATAGCAGGACATTGTTTCATTGAACTTATTGGCAAGTCATCGTAGAACTCTTGGTGTGTAGGTCTACTTGCTGGTAAACTTTTCCACCATTCGGGTATATACTTCTTTGCCAACTGAGGCTTACATTGATCGTAAGCGTATTGTTGGTTTGTATATACGTCGACTGTTATACTGTTAGATAAGAATCCCATAATCAATAACTTCACTTTGTCTACTAATGTCTTTTACAAACCACGCACATTGCGGGTTGTCACCATCAGTTAAAGGTACGCCTAATAGTTGTCCGTTTTTCATTTTAGGGAAATACCATTTTACGTCATTGTAAAAATTAGTAATCTTTACTTCACCCCAATTCATCATAGTACTAGTTAACGGATTAAACAAGAAAGCTTCAAAGCCTCTATCGTTTAAACTTGTTAATGGTAATACTTCAATGTCACCAGCACCACCGCTATCACCTACTGCTAAATGCCAATCAATAGGCATAGTAATTTCACGCCCACCTATTTCCATTACCATTGCTGGCGAGTTAAATGATTCTAAAAAAATCAAAGGAATATAAAAGAAGTCAGGCTCTTTTGGATTACTGTTATCCAATACTGAAAATCTAATGTCATCTGTTAATTCATCCGGAAGGTGTTCGAGCTTGTAACATTTATTGTCTAATGTTAATATCCTCATTTATAGTCCTCTGTTTTCATATTAATTCCAATCCACTTTCTCAATCGTAAATGGATACTGTGCTTCTTTGTAAAATTTCTTTCTTGATGTTAAATGCCTTTTAGCATACTTACATGTGCTAGTTATATCCCAAATTTGCACAAAGTCTTTGTCTTCTGCTTTTCTTACACCTCTGCCTATAGATTGTATAACCCTAACGAATGACTTTCCAGGTTCAATAAGAACAAGGTTAAAAATCCTAGGAATATTAATACCCACTGCGGCAACCCCATACGTTGCAATAATAACTTTGTTAGTTGCTTCTTTAACTTCATCATATTGTTCTTTCCTGTCTTTTAGTTTTACATCGCCTTTAATAAACACACTATCTGGAATTGCTTCCAATAGCATTTCGCCTGCACTAATTCTGTCAACTAGTATTAATGTATTGCCTGAGTCTTTTACGTTGTTTAATAATTTGCCTATATATTTTATTCTTTCTGCATCTGTTACTAGAAACTTTAACTCTTCTGGATAACCTGCAAAACTTTTAATGTCAATCATTTGTACAATATTAACATGACAGTTAGCTAGTACGCCTTTGTCTTGTAATTCTTTTGCACTAATGTTACCAATGACTGGACCTATACTTGCTAAGATACTTTGAAACTCAAACTGTTCTTTAGGTACTGTTCCAGTTAAGCCCCAACGTATAGGTGCATGTTTTAAATTTTGTGTAAGTAATTTTTTAAGAACTTCTGCTTTTGCTTGGTGTACTTCGTCAATAATAATTGTTTGTACGCCATCTAAAAACTCTGCAAGTGTTAGTACATCGTCATAGTTTTTACTTTTCTTATCTAGTATGTTTAGACTTTGCCAAGTACAAATAGTATGTGTCTTGCCTAATTCTTTTCTATCACCAAAGTAAACACCTACGTCTAATCCGCAGTTAACATAATCTTCTTCTGTTTGTGTAACAAGTGATTTGTTAGGAACAATAACTAACGTCCGACCAAGTTTTTCCATTAGGTGTGATAGTGTTGCAGTAATAATAGTTTTACCTGCACCAGTAGCAACTTCTTGTAATGCTTGTGGATTGTTTAAGAAACTATTAACAGTTTCAACTTGATAGTCACGTAGTACAATAGGTTGACCTTCTAGTTGATGTCCTTCTGGCCATACTGCACCTTGGTCTTTCCAATAGTCTTGTGTGATTGCACTAAAAGATAAGTCATGCTTTTCTCTGTTGTCTACAATCTCAGATATCTCAACACCTTGCTCTACAAGACTGTTAACAATAGTATCTAAATGATTAACATATCCTGTACCACCTATACCAAAGAACGCAACGTTTCCGTCCCAGCGTCCTAATTTATATTGAGGCAAGTAACGTGCATATGGAACTTGAAACTTTAACTTGTTAGCAATCTTTCTACGATTCTCAACAGGCAAGTTTTCAACTTTTACATTTACTTCATCTTGTATTACTATTCTACAACTTGTCATATATTCTCTACTTTAACTTGCCATCTACTGTTTGGACTTGACACTATTGATCCTGCATCATAGGACATAGCTAAGTCAATTCCGTTTATGTATTCATTAATATAGTTCATTGGTTGCCTTGTTAAACATAACGATGCTATTGGCATCCAATCACTTTTAAACAACGGCTTAGGAACTTTATTATTACTAATATACACTACTTTAGTGTTTTTGTCAACATAATTATTTAATCCCTTATCATGGACGAATTGGTTAAATTCCTTTGCATGTTCTAGTTCTTTGTTGTCCAATCTAAACATAACACTCATTTCGTTAGCAGGAATAAAGTTTAAAAACTTATTATGGTATTCAATTATCTTATCCATGCATGTATGTGTATCAAGAATAACTAACAATGGAAATCTATCTAACTCAATTAATGCTGTTGTTAAATTATCAATAGTCCAATCTGTATCTTTAATGTTTAGTTGTGTGTGACTTCTGTTAGCAATCTTAGTTGTTAGTGTGCTACAGTTGTTAAGTCTAAAACTTTCAGTTACATGTATGTCATTAAAATATTCAAGACCATACATGCCTTTTCTATCAAAATATTTGTAGAGGTTGCTATCACTTGGTTCTCCTAAATCTTGTACACATTCTTTAATGCCGTGGTCAACATAGTTAATAAATTTATAATCTTTAACGCCTGGCAAGTACTCATAGCTGTGAGCATTCATATGTGCTAGTTGGTCGTACACTTCTTGTACTTGATCTTCAATATCAAATTTGCTTTGAAACTTCTTTGCAATGTTTACTACTTTCCAAATATACTTTTCAGTTAACGGAAAGAAGTGCTTATGCTTTTCGTAGAAGTAGTCTTTGTCATTACCGTTCTTTAATTCTTCTAATCTAGTAATAACTTTTTTGTTAAATGGGAATCTAATAACAAGCATATTCTCTTCTACACCCTTGTAACCAATACGTTGTATCTTAACCCAATGTGAACTATCTAAGTTCCTTAACGGAGTTCTTAACTTATCTAAATGGTTCTTAAGTTCAATGTTATGCTTTGTAAACTGTGGTGTGTAGTACTCTACTAATAGCTTTTTAACAAGCTCGTGTTGCTTAGGAGTGAGTGCAGTACCTCTAAAACATTGTTTAGCAATACTGAACATAATCTTATGGTTGTCTTCATGCAACGTAAATGAGTGCAAGTCTGCTAACTCTTTGTTACGACTAAACTTAAAGTTACTAATACCAGCAACTAGTTCTAGGCAGTCTTCAACGGTAAGGTCATTAATGTCGATTGGTTCTTTTCTAAGCATGTATGTATTATACTAGATTATAGTTCAGATGTCAAGCGTTTTAATGGTAAACCTTGAGCTATTTCATCCAAAGTCCATTCTGTGTATGCGTAATCATTCATCCATAGTCGCCTGTCTGGTTGTAAGGGTGCTTCTATATCGTGGAAGAAGTCTATGTCATTACCAACGTCATACGCTAACGAGCTGGTACCTACAAACGCTGGAACACCTGCTAGTACGCTGTGTATACCAGGATTACTACTGTAGCTTACAGTAGCCCATACGTTAGTAAAATCCATATCAAAGTCATCGTAAGTATTATCGATATGTTTAGGCTCTTGTCTATACACATGTCTAAGTCCACGTTCAATGTGTTCTAGTCTACAGCGTGGGTGGGGTCTAAATACTATAGGGCGGTCTGTGTGTTTGCGTATTTCATCATGAGTATCTAAAAACCAATTACTCATACGTGGCATACCTTGCCATTGTAAACTTTTATCATGTTGTCCACATATAAGAATATGTTGGCCATCGTTAGTCCAACGTTTTGCTTCAAGTCCTAGTAAGTCTGCTCTAGTACTGTCGTTGCCTTTAGCACCAAAGTTAGCATCGCTGTTAATACCATTGATGCCTACTTTCCATGTAGTGCCTCTTTTAATTCCGCCTACTTCTAATACTATTACAGGTTTGTTTATTGCTCGGAAGTGTTCCCAGACTTTTTGGTTTCCAGCCATTCTGCCAAACCAAAGGACGCTCCAAATAACAGCAACATCGCTATCCCACTCATTAAAAGTAACGGTATGGCCAGCGCCAGACAAACTACTTGCAAAAGCGTCAAAAACTGGTTTACTATTTTGTGCACCATAATCTGTAAATAAACTAAACTTCATTCCAATATGACTCGCTCCTTGGCTGTAGTAAGTCTCTCTTTCGACTTCTACCTTCTTGCTTTCTTACACCTTTAAGATGATCAAAGAATGCGCCAAGTTCGCAATTAATTAACGGATGACCTTCTCCGTTTACAAGATGTCCGCTGAAGTCTTTAATATTTTTATGTTCTATTCTAATCTTCTTTAGTACTTGGTCAAACACATAACTATCATGCCATTCTTCCATTTTAAAGATTCCATCATCAGCTTCTTCGTAAACTCTTTCAAACTCTTTTAGGAATGCATCGCACCCTGGAGTTCTAAGTGTAAGTCCATACCAACCACACTCGGGCCACTTTTTATTTCTACCTAAGTAGTGTAACCATTGTGATGCAGGAACTAAATTTCTAAATTGTCCGTAAGTAATAGGACTGTGTACATATGTATCACCGTCAATCCAAACTAGAATATCTGTGTCAGGATCTTTAGCGGCTTCAAATACTGCATATGTTTTGTTTGCAAAACGTACTGCGTCCCACTTAAACTTCTTATGATGATCTCTTGGACGTCTAGCAGGCCAAGGACATATACCATTTGCTTTAGGATCGTCTTTGTGTCTTTCTTTAAATGCATTAAGTTTTGGTAATACTTCTTTAGCATTTACAACTTTAATGTTTGCACCAGGTGGTACAACAGGAATACAATCTTCTGCATATACTACTAGCTCAACTGCCGGGTGTACATTCTTAGCCCAGCTATCAATAAGACGTTGTCCGTATTCTTCTAATCCTGGTTGATGAAATGTTGTTATACATTTTATTCTCATGTTACGTATCTCCTCATCCATTCCCATGCTTCGCCACTTCTTAAGTCTGCAAAACTCCAATGGCATTGTGATATTTTTCTAATCCAGTTTTCTCTATCAAACGGTCTTAATTTTGCCAATGCATCTATTCTTTGAAAGCATACTTCTTGTACTTGACTTGCTTGCCAATCTTCGCATATAACAGGAACACCTTCTATAATACTAGCTACACCTGGGCTACTGTTGTACACAATAGAACAATGTGCAGTTGCTAAGTCTTGTGCAATGTCTGGTTGAAAACTAATTCTAATATTGTCGCCTGTTATTCTTTTTACATACTCAGGTGCTTTTTTATCTCCTGGGTGCGGTCTAATAATAATAGGTCTAGTTGTGTGTTGTCTAATCTCTGCAATTTTAGTATTAGCCCATGTAACAACATCTTTACCTTTCATACTCCAACCACCGTTACGTTGTAAGCACAATAAAATATTATCTCTGTTATTATAATCCCAAGGCTTTAGTTTAACACCTAGGTCACGTTGTATCTTTTCCCATTGTGTATCACCTGGGTTGTCATTACAGTATTCTGCGGTGTTAGCAAACACACCATCGTAACTATAACGTAAGTAATGATGTGGTTCATTTGTTTTTGCTTTGTACAAAAATAAGTTACTATCTGCTGTAATAAAACGTTTGTTAGCTGTGTTACTTGCAATGCTTCTACGTAAATTAATGTGTGGTACTGCTTGACTGTCTTCGTGCATAAAGCCTTGCATAACAGCTACATCACATTGCATTGTGTCAAATCCATCGTATACCAAACCGTTGTCGCCCGACACCCTGACTCCTGATATAAAATTTTTAATGATGTCCAATTTATGATTGGGCTTAACTGGTTTACCTGGTTTAGGTAACCTGCCTTTATTCCCTGGCGGTATAACTTTGGTATATCCTATAACTCTCATTTTACTATGCTCCAGGCGTAACCACTTAACATTTCATCATATGTAAATTGGTTATTGGATAGATATCTACACAAATAAGTTAACTGTTTCCTCCCTGGATGCTCAGCAAATTCAATTCTTTTTAAACTAGTTTCGCAAATGTCTTGGGCACAATTTGGTCCTAACACTACAGCAGGCTTACCGTATATCATTGCTTCAAGTGCGGCAATACTGTTGTATGTTACTAGACAATGTACATCATCTGCAAGTGCCTGCTCCATTGTATTAACACTAACACGATCTTCTCTACTTGGCTTCTTACGTAGCTGTACAGGTCTTGATGTGTTCTTTCTAATAGTAGCAATAGTTTGTTCAATCCATTTGTCTAAGTCTTCACCAAAGTATTTCATTACCTTTTCACTTGGTGGTACTACTAATATTTTACGTCCTGGAGTAATATCTTTAAATGGAATAGCTAATGAATTCCAACGTCCGCCACCATACCATTTGTCTGATCCAGGAAGTTCTCTATCAGGCATATGTAAGTTTTGTAATGCATTTTTTACAATTCTATGATAAGTCTTTTTACCGTTAGGGTTACGTATACTTGGATTGTTTCCTACATATCCTGTGTCCATAAAGTAAAAATCTCTACCACGCTCAATACACATCTTGATTAGTTTTTGTTTACCTAGTCCTCTAACTAATAACGGAGTATCATCATTCCAATCAACATCGTCAGCACGAATATACTTGCCGCCACTACCTAGTGCCATGCCCATTACAAAAGAATCAATAAGTCCAAATGAACCTTTAACTTTCTTTTCTACTTTTTTAATTCCGCTGTCTACACATATTAGTGGAGGATTTTTTACTTCTTGAAAAACTTCTGCAACTGCTTCTACTGCAAATTTTTGTTCTCCTACTGCAACGCTGTGTAAGATCTTATCGATCATTTCTTTTAAATGTGGTCTAATCACTCGTGTATCCCATTCGCCTGTATTTTGTTCCATATTATCTATCCATCATTTGATATAAATTGTCTTTCCATTCTTGAGCAAATTCACAATTCCGATAGTTCTCAAACCAAGGTCCGCCTTCTGTATAATGAATAAGTTTAGGCTTTTCAATATCATTATACACGCCTACTAGATAGTTCCAAGTATGATCAAGTTCTCCTAGCTGTGCATCATCTTCAAGCCAACTAAATCTGTGGAAGTATGCTCCGTTTAATTCGTTACTGTTTACCATGTCTTGTGTTAGTCTTTTATTAGCAGGATGTTCGCAGTTAAACAGCATAACACTTGACCAATTCTTACGTGGATAAACTGTTTGTTTTTGTCCATCCATTTTAAATTCTTCTTTTACTTCGTACTCATGTTTAACACACATAACAGCATACTTGTCGTCTGCTTGGTCAAATAATTCTTGTATATCTGTTTGTAAGATCATATCGCAATCTATAAACAATGCCCACCCTTTAAAGTTAGTAAGCTCTGGAACTAGGAATCTTGTAAATGTAAATTCAGTACTTGCTAGTTTATCAATTGGTCTTTTGTACCAGCCGGCACTTCGTAGTTCGCTTTGTTTAAGTGGGTGTACACTTACATTTTTACTTTGGGTTTCAATACTATACTTACATACTTGGTATGCTATATCTTCTCTGGGATCATATCCTACAAATACTTTATTCATGCTTTGGTCTTCCTAACATATACTGCGGTTCTATCAATAGTATGTATCTCAAGAGAGGTGCCAAACACCTCATGAAAGGCTTTTTGACTTCCACGCCAACTGTTATAGTCGTCTAAAACCATGTAACCACCTACGTTTAATAACGGCCATAGTGTTAATAATTCTTGTAATGTACTTTCATACCAGTCGGTATCTAAGCGTAATAATGCAATATTTTTTGGTAAATTATTATTATCTAATAGTGTTTGTTCAACAGGACCTTTAATAAAATTGCACTGATGTGGAGGAATATATTTGAATACATTAGTACTAACTTCTCCAATTTCTGCTCTGCACCACTGATCGAAACCGTGCTTTGCTTTGCGACTAAACCTTGCATGTGTTACTGCACCTAGTTCATTTATTTTATGATCGTGTACAGTTGGTTGTGTCATACCTTCAAATGTATCGTACAACCAAAAGTTTCTTTTTGTTTTATTATTAGCTAACCAAGCACTAATAATTTGTCCGCCCTTCCATACTCCACACTCAACTATATCGCCTGTAATATTATTAGCGTCAAGGTCTCTTACAGCCCGTATAGTCTGTGTTATACGTTGTCCGCTTGTCATTGTATACGGAGCAACTTCTTCTACTATACGAAGCTCTTTTTTAGTTGGGACGAATTCCATTATACTGGCGATCCTTCATGCCACTGATCATACTCGTAATCTGGAACACCACGTCTTTCAATATCTTCTTCTATACATTGTTCGCCACGTTGTATTTCTAGTATATGTGCATTTACTTTACCAGGGTTACTTGGTAAGTGCCATACTTCTTTAGCAATATCATAAGGAACACTTTTTGGTGTTAAGTAAACAATTTCTTGTCTGCCTTCCCATTCGGTTACCATTTTAACTTCGCCTTCAAGTACGTTCCATTGTTCACTACGTTTAAAATGTTTTTGATCGCTTAGACGTTTGCCTGGATATATTACAAGCTCTTTTACTTTGTAACCTTGTTCAGGCTTGTCATCTAGTACACGCCAATAACCCCAATCACGTTCTGTCTTTTGTGTCTTCCATTCGTCTAGTATCCAACTGCTACTATTCATTTTGTTTTCTCCACCCACACCGAATTCAAAATGCACTTGTGGATGATCGCCGTATATCTTGTACTCTGGGGTTGTTGTGTTTGTTCTGTCACCACCGTTAGCAAAGATAACCTTTCCTACTTCGGTTGACATAGTATGGAATATCGCATGACAAGCAGAGTCATCGCTATCGTCAAAGCCTATAACTTTGTCTACAATAGCAAGTTCACTTATAATTGCAAGTCTTTCTTTAAAGGACATGAAAGGCCGACCCTTTTTTCGAGTCAGCCATTCATCTGAGTTTATTGCAACAATTAGTTTATCACCTAATTGTTTTGCGGCCTTGAAGTATTCAATATGGCCGGAATGTAAGGGATCGAACCCACCTGTCACTAGTACGTTGTTCATACTAGTATTTAAACTTTAACGGTTTAGTGTTTCGATATACTGGATTACATTTTCAGGTGTTGACTCAACATAAGGGTCATCATCTGATCCTTCATTGTTGTAACCTGATTCAATGAAACTTTCATTAACAGTCATGTTGTCAACATACATTGCATATCTCCATGATCTGTTTGCAAAGCCTAAATGCTTTTTATCGCAAAGCATACCAATAGCATATGTAAAGTCTGCATTACCGTCTGCTAGTAATTTAACTTTAGTACATCCTAATTCTTTAGCCCATGCGTTCATTACAAATGCATCATTAACACTTAAACAATACACTTCGTCTACGCCTTGTGCTTTGAACTCGTCATACATTTTTTCAAATGTTGGTAACTGTTCTGAACTACATGTTGGTGTAAATGCTCCAGGTAAACCAAAGATGACAACTTTTTTATTTGCAAAAAGTTCTGCACTAGTTTTCTTTACCCAACAGCCTCCGATAGCACAACCGCCATCATCTCCAACTTCATCACCTTCACGTAAAACGAAAGTGATATCTCCTGGAATCTTATCCCATTTTTCAATTATTTTCTTTTCACCTGGTAATTGGTAACTCATATTTTATTTAATTCCTTTGTTATAAACTAGCATCTTCCATGCCAGCTACTCTTAATTTAACTATATTTGTAAGTTGCCATTGCTTTTGATCTAGGCCCTTACAAACACCTAACCATTTATTACGCATCAGTGCAAACTCGTTAATGATCTTTTCGTAATCAACAACGTCAGCTTCACCGTCTACATATTTTTCTACATCTCTACTTGACAATGCACGAGCATAACTTTCTAGATACTTTCTAAAAAAGCTACTACGTAATCGACGCAACTCAATGTTCAGGTATTCTAATATTGCTTCTAGCTCTTGTAATTGGTTGAAACGTTGTTCAACTATACCTGGCATTGATGCCGAAGCCTTTTCAACATTACCTTTTATTTTACACTCCAATCTTGCTTCTTGCAACTCACTTTCGTAATGTGCAATAGCCTTTGGAATGTTGCTAATGTCTCTAGCAATATCAGAATACCATCCCATTAGTAATCGTCCTCGTTATCGTAAGAGTCTTCGTCTACTTCCTCTTCGAGAAAGTAACCAATAGCTTTATCTAAGTTATTATCTGAACCTAACGCATCTCGAAATGCTTCGTCACTTGTACCCAAGTCAGCACATAGATCAACATATTTTTCAGCAATAGTTTCAATATGTTTCTTATCAACATATTCTTTAAACACTTGCCACACTTCTATAATATTCGAACCTGAATCCAATTTTATTCTCCTTAGTTAATACTGCTACTTATACAAAAAGTAGTTAGCTATTAGCAACTTCTTCCTCGTCGGTTTCGACTACGGCTTCTTCAACTTGATCAACTGCATCAGCAATGTTAGACCAGTCCATCATAATTGTGTCAAGAGCGTCACCGCCTGCTTCCCACACTTTACGATATTCTTTTCTTTCTTCGCCTTTAGAGTCAATGTACTTGAGTCTGTTACCGTCTTTGACAAGCAATCCTTTTTTCTCAAACAAGTCAACCAATCCACTGTATGGATTCATACCTGTTTCATAAGGAATTTTAACTTGTACGCCTTCGAAAGGTTTTGCATAACGAGTTTTCATTACTTTACAACCTGCTCTAATACCACGTACTTCGCTAATTTTATTACCGTCAAGGTCTTCTTTTAATTTTAACTTTTTCATTGCAACAACAATACTTGATGCATAGATAAAGCCTTGTCCACCACTGATCTTATCATCTGGGTCAAACATATCTTGTGATGCATATGTATGATTAGTACAAACCAATCCTACGTTACAACTACCAATCATGTTAACAGTATTACGTACAAGTGATGTTAGTGCTTTAGGCTTACGACCCATATCACCTTTCATATCACCTTTGTTAAACTGATCAACATCTGTAGGTGTTAATAGCATACCAAGTGAGTCAACTACAAACAATATCTTAGGACGTTCTTCCTCTGGCATTGCTTTGTAGTCAATCATAAACGTACTAATAGTTTTAGCAACGTCATCAATCATTGACATGTTAAGTTTAAGAAGTTTATCTTCTGATGTGTCTACATCAAGAGCTTTCAACCAACTTTCATCAAGTGCATTCTCTGAGTCAATTAGAACTACAAAGATACCTTGATCTTGTGCCGCCTTTACAATGTTACCTGCACAGATATAAGATTTACCTGCACCAGATTCTCCTGCAAAAACAGTTACCTTACCTAGCGGAACACCTTTGTGAAAGTCGCCACTAATAAGATAGTTTAAGGCATAGTTACCTGTACTAATCCAATCAGTTGGATCGTTGAATCCACTACTCATGCCTGTGATTGATTTAGTTAAGTTTTTACGAAACTTTGAAACGTCAAATGCTTTATTAGCCATTGTATCTCCTTATCAGATTGTCTGAATAGGGTGTAGCTTAGAGCTACACCCACTCAGTTTTAAACTAGCTTTGGCGGCTTCTGATCATCGCTAGGATGTCTTCTGCTTTGTTGCCATCGCCTGCCGCTTCAGTTGCCGCAGGTGCTACTGCATCAGCTACTGGAGCCTCTGCTGTCATTCCTGTTGCTGGTGCCGCTGGAGCCGGTGCTGGTGTACTTGCTTTAACTGGATCACCAGTTGCCGCTCTTACGCCTGCTGGTCTAAAGTATTGACCAAATGCTTCCATGTCGTATGCTTCACCATCTACTGATGCTTCAAACATTTTCTTGATAACTTCAACTTCTACTTCACCAGGTTTCTTTGGTAAGTAGTCGCTCATGTTAAACAAGCCATTGTCTTCAATTGCTTTATACTCAGCTTCATCTAACGGACGCTCTCTACGAGCCCAGTTTGATGTTGAGTAATCAGCATATCCGCCTTTGGATGTTTTAGCGATTCTAAAGTCTACACCTGCTGTGTAGTCTGTAGGTAGTTCGTTCATATCTGGATCCATTAATGCTCCCTTAATGATTTGGAAGATTTGTGGTCCAATTATAAAACGTCTGATTGGGTTTTCCGGAGTTTGATCCTCTGAAATTTGGTTATCAGTCACAAAGCCTTGGAATACGTATGAACGCTTTTTCCAATACTTACGACCCATATCCTCTAACTTTGGATCTTTAAACCATCCACGTACTTCTGAAAGTACTGGACAAGTTTCCCCATACATTTCCATACATGGTACTTGTACCTGTACTGGACGAGAGTCTGTCTCGCCTTTGATTCCAGCAAATGGAAGTTTAATCATTAAACGTTCCTGCCAGAAAAATGTATTATTTTCGTCACCATCAGGTAAGAATCTGACTGTGCTTGTCTGACCTTCCTTCAAATTCCAAAATGGGTAAATTGCGTTGTCGCCGCCGCTTCTGTTGTCTGAACCACCTGTGCGTGATTCTTGCTCTTTAAGTTTAGCTCTGATCTCTGCTAATGTTGCCATAGTTATTGCCTCCTATAAGTTTTAAGCCTATGTGCTTTAGTGCGGAACAATTCCGCTGTGCCTTTAAAGTAGTAGCACATGTTATATACTACTACAGTTACTTAGTAAAGTCAACCACAAGGTTGCCAAAAAAGTGATTCTTAGTTATTAATGCCTGCTAGTGATTTGATTCTTTCCATCTCACTATCTTTACCTTGCATCAATCTTGCAATCATTTTTTCAGCTACTGGTACGCTGTCTTCACCAAATTCTTTTTCACATGCAGTTACTACTGCCTGTTCGCCTTTTGGAAAGTTGTTAGTTGTGTAGTCGTAATAACTTTTGACTAGTTCTTCTAACTTCTCACCTGCTGATCTAGTATCTTCTGGTTCAGCTAAGTCTGCCTTTTGTATACTACCATCTGGACCAATTTTTACATCCATAGTATCATCTGCTTCTTTTGCTTTCTTTTGTGCTTGAAAAGCCTTGCTATGCTTAGTATATTCGTCGCCTGTTAAATCTCTTGGACCTTTGTTATGATTTTTCTTTAACCATTTTGTAAAGTCTGTTGTTGGATCACCTGCTTTTTTTGATGGTACATTGTCATCATCTGACTCAGATGCTAAATCACCTGTATCAATTTTATTCATAATGTCGGGATTTTTTCCTTTTAAGTATTTCATTACTAATGGACGGACGCATGTATCTGCATCTTTTTGTCCAACTTTCTTAAACATGTCTAGTAGCATTGGGTCGTCTATAACTCCCTTCATGCTCTCGATTGCATTCGTGCCGTTTACTCCGGCAGGAAAATGTTGAGCCATTAAGCCATTAATTTGTTTAACCGCGGCCGCTTGTGCTTCTTCGTCACCGTCAATTAATGCATTGTCTTCCTCTCCTACGATTGAGTCTAATGCCCTCTCAAATTCCATTTCTGGAGTTTGTACTTCTGCTTCTTCTACTTCTGCCTCTACTTCAGTTTCTGTAACAAAGTCTTCTGGAGTTGTTTCAGATGCAGTTGTTACTTCACTTACCAATTTGTATACGTAAGGAAATACATCTTTTAATTCTTCGTTAAATGTTCTAATAGTTAATTGGTCAATCCAATTTTCTGCAACATCGTCTGGAACATTTTCATTTACTACTGGAGTAAAGTTTTCAAATGCTTCTTTGTAATATGTACTACGTTGTAGTTTCATTACTTCTGTTTTGATGTTTTCTAATCTTAAATCTACAGCTTCCATGTAACCTTTTAAGCCTTCTGCCATTACGCTTGAACGGTTCATGTAAGTTTTAAATTTACGTAGTTTGTTTAATTCTGTTGACATCTCAACAATGTGTTTACCAAAATCATCGTACTGGTTACCACCTTCTGCTACGTGGCGTGCCATTGCTCTAGCACCATTTAAGTGTCTGAATGGATATTTAAATCTTTCTCCAGCTTCACTTTCAATATACATACTGTGTACGTTTTGTGTTCTTGACCCAGGAACTTCTTGGTTCACTGGCTTCGTGTGCTTGAGTACTAAACGAGCAGTATCGATATCTTCGAAACTTGTTCTACTAGTACCGTACATTTTTGACTCACTCATTTGTGTTTCTCCGGCAGTTTTTGTTAAGTGTGCGTAATCTCTTTTGTCTAGATTACTTTTTGTAATATCTCTTGTATCAAAATTCAACATATGTTTTTTAGAAAAAATACGTAGCTCTTTTAAAAAGTTATACCAATTGTTCTTTTCAGCTTCTCCGGCTTCTGCCATAAAGTCCTGATTAAACAATACAGTAACACCTGACTTTTCGTCTAGCGTGATACTAACTTTTCCAAGTACGTTTGCACCTTCTTTATAATCAAAATCAAAATACTTTGCTAGTCTTGGCTCATCTGTTACAGCACCTTGCTCGTCTCCGATTGTTACTGACTCAAATCTGCCTCTAATTTTAGCAAATAGTTTTTCTGATATAGGTTCCATGTTGTTCATGTAAATATTTATCTCATATTAGTCGAAACGAATATAGGCATGGGCGGCTCATAATCTTCAGCCGTTTCTGCTTGATTAAACGATTCATACACTCTTGGATCCCAGTCTTTTAATACTGCGATTATACGCATACTTAGTAATGTTGCACTAACTAAATCGTCCGTTTCTCCGGGTTTTGCTTTATAACTACTACCACTTGCTACAAATCCTTTAAGCTCTGATAGTAATACTTTACTGTTTACTTGTAGTTTGTCATTTTCAATCATAGTTTTTAATCGACTACAAGCACTAATTTTAGTACTGTGTGTTGTATTAAATCCTTTGCGGAACTTACGCACATGTCCTTTACGCATAGGTTCACTTGTAAGTAGCCCTGGTATATTCTCTTCTCCAAGGTCTCTAATAACAATTAATGCACCTTCTCCAATACTGTTGTTTTCTACACTCCAATATATGTTTGAACCGTTGTTATTACATTGTTCTTTGATATAATCACATATATCTTTTAGTACTCTAATTTGTCCTGGTATAGCAGTTTCGTTATGTCTCCATTCCGCTACTTGCTTATAGCTTGGTACTTCAAATACTTGTATTGCGGCATAGTCGCCTCCAGTACCCATACTAGGATCAAGGGCAACAACATAATTGTTATCTCCTGTTGGTTTACTATACCAACGTGTTTGTCCCATATTAAGTATTGGATCAACACCTTCCATTGATGCTAACTTAATACTATTAATAAGTGTTTCGTCATAGATTAAAAATTCGCAACCATACTCACGTCTAAACTTTTCTTCACCAATACGACCAATTTCATTCTTCTTCCATTCTTCATCTCTGTCAGGGTGTTCGTCCCAACTACACGTAAATCCATGAAATCCGTTCTTACCAATATCTGCTTCATTACCATTTGCATCAAACCTATCTTCTGATTCTTTCCAAATGATAGCAAATGTATCTTCGTCTGAGTTAGGTGTACTTGTAATAATAGCACGACCACCTGTTGCTAGTGTAGGTGAAATTGAAGTCCAAAATTCTTCTGCGATGTTAGGATTAACAAATGCAAACTCGTCACAGTATAGTAATGATATGGACATACCACGTCCTGTGTTTCCTGTTGTAGTAGCACTAACAATTCTACTTCCATTCTCAAATTCCATTGAGCCTTTGTTGTAGTTTGTTACTCCTGCTCTAATATGATCAGCACACATTTCATACACGTATCTAATACGTTGCATAATTTCTTGAGCACCTGTATATTTGTGTGCGGCAATTAGTATTGTTTGATCTGGGTGGAACATTGCATACCAACACAAGTAAATTGCGGCAGTAGTAGTTTTACCAGTTTGTCTTGGTAACATATTAATGTTGAAACGATAGTCGTGATAACTTTGCAGTAAACGTACTTGATATCCAAATGGGTCAAATAATAATTTACCTTTTACAGGGTGCTGAATAAATGCAAACTTCTTAGCAAAGTACAAGTATCCATCTTTTGGATCCATGCATTTCTTTAAGTCGTCAATCTGCGCCTCAGTATATGTATCTCTGGTATGTGCCTTCTTTGTTAAGACACCGTCTAAACTCTTTGTTGCCATACTATTATTTACTCAAAAAAATACCCGCCGGAGCGGGTATTGAATGTTGTTGTGACGTTTATTATTATTATTATTCTTGATTAACCAGTTACGGTTAAGAAAGTTGCTTCTACAACGTCGGTTCCTGTTACATCAACGTTGTTTGGTCCTACTGTTGTACCTAATGCTCTAATACGTGCTTGTAAGTCTGCTGGGCTTGTATTTCTGTCTGTAATAACGCTAATCTCACCTGATGCATCGTTTTTTACAGCATACATCAAAGGATTAACTTCTTTAATAATCATTTCTACTGCTTCATCAACAGCATCATCTTCAGCTCTCAAATCAACATCTGTATTACCAGCAACTTGTACTGTGATTAAAAACCCTTTAGCACCATGAGAATATACATTACCTGCTGTAACACTTAATCCATTAGTTCTTGTAAACCCAGCCATCTATATCTCCTTAGTGTCCACCGCAACTACTTGCGTATAGTTTTTCAAATTTTTCTTTGCCGCAACCAAATTTAGAATCTACTTTTTTAAGCATTTCATTTTTTGAACATCCACTTGCGTCAAGTCTTTTCATTTCTGCTTTACAGCCTGCTTCGTCGAAACTATCATCATCTTTTGCTTCGCCAAACTTTTCAGCAAACTTAGCTTTTAATTCTTCTTTAATCTTATCTTCAAGTGCCATTGGATTATCACCGCCTGCTACTTTTGGATATGATTTCTTTTCTTTATTAAGTCCGCCTGCTAAGTCTTTAGTCATAAACTTTGTGTCTTGATGTTGTTCATCTGGACTGTTAGCATAGTCTTCGTTATCGCCAGGCTCATCTTGCATTGTAAGTTTCTTTGGCATGTCGCTTGGCATTGGCATTGGACCATCTTTTGGACCGTCCATTTTTTTCATAATGTCCATTGATTTCTCAATGTCGCCACGCATACCTAAACTTGGCATTGGCTCTGGGTTAAGATCTTTATCACCTAACACTTTAAATAAGTCGCCTACTTCTTGTGGGCTATCACCTGTTAATGAAATATTCATTGATGCCGCTTCATTAAGGTCATCAATTTTTTTATAAATGTCTTGTAGTTTCATATTATTTGCTCCCCATTGGGCTTTTGCTTTGTGGTTCGCCCATATCTTGAATTTGTTCTTTGTTTGGTTGAATGCTTCCTATTGGATCATTCTCTCTTTCTTTACGTGCTTGTTCTAGCTCTGCTAGTAAGCCCATAACTCTTTCGCCTGTTACTTGCTTATGAACTGCTGGATCTGATTCTGGTAAGTCGCTACCTAGTGCTGGCTCATAAACTTTATTGTATTCTGCATCTTGGTATTCCTCTTGTGGAGCATCTAAGTTTCTTACAATTAAGTGTGACGTTGGTAAACCACATGACTGTGTTAAGTATTCTGCTAACACAGGTGCAATAGTAGGATATGCTAATTCACATTCGCAATAGTTAACTTCCATATTTTGTAACTGTGGAAAATCTAACGGACGTTCTGTAATCGGTGTACGCTTACAATCTGTTAAATTCATACAACCAAACTTCTGAAGTGACTGTTCCATAGTGTCCATGCAACCTTCAGGTAGTTCGCCTGCAATACCAATTTTAAATTTATAAGTCTTTTTAGACTCTGTTAAATATTCTGCAAATGTCTTCATATCAGTTCCTTATATGTTTATTTATCCATGTTTTTCAATTTCTCAAGCAAACTGTTACGGTCAGTAACTACGTATCCTTCGCCATTTACAAGCCCAGAATCTTCATATCCGCTGTCTTTATCTTGCTTTTCTTTCTTAAGTTGCAAGTCAATCATTTTTAATTTTTTATCTAGTTTAGCAACCTTGGCGTCAAGTGCCGTTTTAAGCATTCCTCCAGCCACTTCAAAAACTCTACCACTGTATCTACTCTCCACATTCATACCCAAATCCATCAGATCATCATAAGCTGTAGTAGCCTTATCTGCAATAGCGTTGAGTTCTTTATCTGCTAATTCACCTAAACCTTTTACAGCTGGTAATGCCGCAGTAATCTTATCAAGTTCAGCAATGTCTCTAAAGTCCTCTTGCTGTTCTGCTTTAACAACATCATTAGACTTTGACTCTTCTTCTTTAATAATTTCCTGGCTTTCAGGTAAATTAAGTAATTCTTCTAGTTTCTTAGTCATTTTGGTTTTCCATTATGTGCTACTATTATTTATCCTATTTTCTCTTGCCTGAGTGAAAAATGTCTTTTTCGGTTATAACTCTAAAGAAGATTTTCTTCTGTTTACACCAAGCTCTAGCGGCTTCCCATTTGGCAACATTTTGGATATACTGTGCTTGACGCCATTTATCACGCCCAACATTCTCTTTCATAGTTTGGTTATCAGGCTTAACTTCAATTAGTTCAACGTGCGGTCTACCGTTTTTATCGCTGTACTGTATTAAGAAATCTGGTACATAAACTGTATGCTTACCTGTTAATGGATTTCTATAAGGTATCTTAACACTTTCACTTGCCCATTTACTAACACTAGGACTCTCGTCGCAGAATTTCATAAATGCAAATTCCCAACTACTTCTATATAAAGGTGTTTTTGTACCTAAGTATTTTTCGGGGTACTTTAATGTATACCGACCCTGAGCAAACTTACCCATAGCATTATACCACTATGTTTCTAGTTTCTAATTTATTAGTTGCTTGGTCTACTTTGTAACCTAGTGTACTTATTTTTGATCTATTGTAATTTAAGATTTCTGTAATTACTGTACTTAATTGTACTTCGTCAAACCCACCAAGTGTATCTATTAGCTCAAAGATTTTTACATTATCCATCTTTGCTTGTTGCATAACAATAGTTGCAACACTATTTGCACTAACTTCATCAAAGCCTCTTTTACGAAAGAAAGCTACAGTTGCATCAACTTCATTACTTGAAAATTCAAACGGCTCTGTATAGTATTGATTAAAGAATTGTTTTACTTTAGTTGCACTATCTCCCGCCTTAGCTGGAAGGTTACCATATAAATTAGTTGGTGTACTATTTTTGTTAGTTGATGTGTTATCGCCCATAAATTAATCCTATGTAAACAGAGTACTACCAAGAGAACTACTGTTGGCATTTGAAATAGCTTTTTCTCTTGCCGCTTTTTTATCTTCAAACGTTTGTGCTTCATAAGCCGCACTAATAATTTCAGGTAATGGTGATCCGCCGTTATTGATGTGGTCTTTCTTAAAGAAAGTACTTTTAGCTACATCGTCAGCCGCACCTGGATTACCTTTTAAGAAGTTAGTAACACTACTTATTGGATTACCAATCTTACCAGTAGCAACTCCGGCTAGTGTTGTTAAGCCTGCAACTGTAGCAATAGTGCTAAAGCTACCACCTGAACCACCTGACTTAGGAAATGCAAGATTTGCTACACCACTAACATCAATGCCAGTTGCTTTACCAATTTGGTCTTTTAATATTCCAAACCCTTCTTGACGTAAACCTTCTTTACCTAAACTCTTAGCATTCTGTGTTATGCTAGTTGCTTTTAATACTGTACCTAAAAAGTTTGTTGGACTGCTAAATGCCGCTCCACTACTAATATCTCCAAATACATCAGCAACGCCTCCTGCAATACCACCAACACCAAACACACTTGCAGTTCCGCCACCGCCTAATGAATTAGGACTTGGTACTTGGTCGTAATGTCCACTAGCACTACCAAAGCTCTTAGGTGCTGATCCATCTTTAACTGGACCTCTTGCGTACCATACAGTTTCGTATTGTACAGTCATGTTGTTTGCTACTGCGTCACTTGAACTGTTGTCCATAGTGTCGTGTCCCCATTCACTAATAAGAGGATTAACTAATGTAAACGCTGTGTAGCGTTTTCTTGACATTTGATAAATTTGAATACTTTCAAAAAACGGTTTAAGAGAATCGTTATCCATACCGTATCTAAAATTGTTTGCCGCTTCACCTTGATAACTAGAGCCTCTGTTGTATGCCGCATTAGAAGTATTAGGATTTGAACTTCCGTCTACAGCCGCATAATTGCCGTCTCTAAAATAATATCTATAGTACGCTTCCCACATAGCAGTTGTTTGACCAAAGTTGTCATCGTGGAATACAATGTTAATAGGATCGTAATCTAATCTTGTTTGTAAATTTCTTTTCTTATTGTATTGATGCTTTAGTGTTGTTGCAATTTGATACTTAGGTAAGTCAACACTTTTAACAAGCATATTAATTTCTTGTGTTTTTAATTGAGGAATTAATTGTACTGCTTCAGGATTTAAATTAAAACTTACGTGATAAAGAAATTTACTTTTAGGACTTAGTCTGTGTGCGTCATCAACATATAGTCGAGCCGCGTGTGCTTGGTCGCCTAAGTTACCTTTAGGACTTAATGCTCCACTTACTAAATTATCTAAAAACCCGTTAAGTTTATTTGCCATTGTTAAGTTGTTCCTTTAAATGCTTAACTTCAATTTCAAGTTCTCTTATTTGAAGTTCCATATCGCGTACTCTAACTACCGTGTCAGCTACTGCTGGTGGTGGTTGAAAATCTTGTACCCATTTATAAGCAAACTCTAACTTGGTTCTGTCTTGTTGCTCTTTAAGTTCTAAGAAAGCTATTCTTTCAATAACACCAAAGTACGCCCATACTGCAACCGCAGTACCTGCAATTAATCCAAGTAGAGATTTTAACGGAATCGCTAGTTCAGTATTTTCATTAAGTTTTGTAGCCATCGTTACTCTCCTGCATTAATATTTATCCTAATAAGATAAGTGCGTACAGAATGAAAAAGGATGCCAAAATTAATTGACACCCTTTTAAAGTTTCAGGAAATATTATTAACTATTAACTTGCGCCGCCGCCTGTAATAGCTGTGTTAACTGTACGTCCGATTGCTGTTCCTACGCCCGTTCCTTGTGGACTTTGAATAGCGTTATCGTAGCGTATTGCTAGTGCAACAGTTACTGGATCGTTAGTAGAGTAAGACAAGCTATTGTAGTTTGCTGACTCTAAGTAACAACCATACAATTCAAATGTCTCTAGTACACTTGCTGTATTAGCACCGTTACCACCGTCTAATATTTCAATTCTTGTAACGAATTTGTAATCGCTACCTGACGCCGCCGAACTTTGTTCGAAGAAGTCAAATTGTTTCTGTAGTTGCTCGCCAACAAGTTTCTGTACGTTGTTACTAACATCTTCACGTAAGTTAAGTGTAATTGGTTCCCAAGTATGTTTACCTGCTAGGTACACACGTGAGTTATACACATCTACTGTGATCTGTTCGAAACTAACGTTTGGTCTTGTTACGTCTACAACCTGTTTAGTTAGTTCTGTTGTTGGTGTTGATACTCCAAAATTTTCAAGACTCACTCTAAAGCGGTATTGTAGTTTCGGCATCAACAAACCTTGGTTACTAGCTGAAGAGCTAGAATCCAAAGGTACTGTAATTTTGCTTAGTGTTGAAATTGCCATTATAATATCTCCTGCTTGTAAGTATTTATCATATTAAAGCCCTGCTATCTCACCAGTGTTTTTAAGTCTTAATGGAATGTAAATAAACTCCACAGCTTTCACTGGTTCAATTGCTATATCTAAGTAAAGCTCATTTCTATCAATTCTTGTTGGAGTATTGTTACTTTCGTCACATACTACTAAGAAGTCATATAATGCTCTTTGTCCTACTAGCTCTAATAGTAAACTATCTGCCTGTGCTTTAATCTCATCACGTGTGATTTTGTCATTTGGCTCAAAGATATAAGGTTTAGCAAGTTTGTTAAACTGCGAACGTAAGTAAATTACTAGTCTTGCAACGTTGATTCTGTCTAAAGCACTAGCATTTTTAGCTCTTGTCTTTTGACCAAAGTTAACAAGTCCTGCACCACTTAAGAACGTTACAGGGTTAATAGCATTACCGTATAATGTATCACGCTGTCCTTCGTTAAGTGCTACGCTTTGGAATTCACCTTCGCTTGTAATGTATCCTGCACTTGAAGCATTTGTAATTCCACCACGTCTTGTTCCTGCTGGAGCAAACCATGGAAACGATACTTGATCGCTTAATGCCATTGTTCTTAGGATACCGTGACTTGCTGGAACAACTACGTTGTTACCTGCGTTATCACTTGTGAATAAACTTGGATAAAACACACCTAAATATTCATCGTATGTTACAAGTCCATCATCATTATCTTCAACTGCACCATTTACGTTAGTTGCATAGTTGTTTAATGTTGTTGCATCTGGTGTTAATCTAAACGGTAAGTCACCTACAACAAACGCACTAATGCCTCTATCATAGTTAAGTGTTTTCATTTCACCAATTAGCTCTGAGTAACCTGGGCAAGCCATTAAGTTAAAGATTCTTGAATTATCATCTCTAATATCAGCGTTGCTGTTAACCATTGCTTGTAATGCTTGTACTACAACTTTACGTTGAGCTTTTCTACCAAATGAGCCTGCACCATTTTCTTGGTTAGCTGATTCAGTTACCCATCTGTTAGTTGCGTATGCCGCCATTGACTCGTCATTGTTAAATCTAATGTTAAGTCCTGTAGTATCAATGTAGTTACGTACATATTTCTTAACGTTAAATCCTGAACGTCTAGTGTTCCATAGCAACATACCTTTTGGATATAGTGCTGGATCTGGAGCGTCAAAGTCTAAGAAGTTGCTTACTAGTAATGCTGGGATCGTTGCCGCTGTATCACCGTTAACACCGCTTGTACCATAACGTGCATCTGCAAATAATATACCATCTTCAGTAGTTTGGTCACCTGTATCAAGTGCAATCCACTTTAATGAAGTAGCGTTGTATTTGTAAACTTTTGGATAGTTTTCTAAGTCTGCTGTGCTAATCCAAATGTCACCATTTTTAAGATCAGTATCATCTGACTGTTTAGTAGGCTCAGTAGCACTAACAATTGGTCCATTTGGATCAGTTTTGTCTGCACTATTAGCATCGTAGAACGGTGCTGTTGAGTCTTGGTATCCTACCCATGTAGTACCATTGTGGATCATCATGTCTACTTCGTCTACAATACTGTTGTACCATAATGCACCGTCAGCTGTTAATGCTGTTGGAGCAGTTGTACTTGGTGTGTATGTTAAGTATTTCCAGTTACTAGCAACCATATCAAATGCATTACCTGAAGCATCTGTATATAAGTTTGGAGTTGCTGTTGCCGCATTTGAGCCATTGTAAGCTACAAATCCTGCTAAAGCTAATCCGCTGTTAGTATCTGTAATGTGGATGTCACCACCGTCATTGTGTTCAATAACTATTCTGTTTGAAGCGTCAACACTTGCTACAACGTTAGTTAATCCTGCGGAGTTAATTGCGCCTGCAATATCGTCTGCATCGTCAGCCGCACCGTTAGTTGTTACACTAACTGTTACTGCCGCACTTAACGTAGCACTTGCTGGAACAGTTTCTGCAATATCAAATGCATAAGTTCCTGTAACTACTT